ACCCACAGGGCCGCCCTTCTGTGTTCTTGCAAGAAACCTTTGTGCCTGCACCCTTCCCAGTTCTTCCGTGGCTTTAACAGATTGCCTTACAGCCTCAGCGGCCTTCTTTACAATAACCTTTTTACCCTCCGTCCCTCCCTTTCTAACCGCTGCTTTCTCTGCCTTGGTGAGGTCTTTGGGCGCATTGCGTTTCCCCACGCTAGTCATATCTTTGTGGGCTGTTCGCACAGCTTTTTGCTTATAATCTTTACGACCCGACGCAACACCCTCCCTTTTTAACTTAGCATCAGCTTGACGCTTGACTGATTTAGCGGTTGCTTTCTTTGTGGCTTCTTTTGCCTGTGTTTCCGCTGTCCTTTTTGCAAACTTTGACCCCCCGGTAATCCTGATGTCCTTCCCTGTCCTTCGCAGAGTGGGCTTGGGCTTCGGTATAGGCTTAACCTGTTGGGGTTTGGCAGTCTTCTTAATAACCTCTTTAACTGACTTCTGGTAACGGGCCTTGGCCGCTTCGGCGTAAGAACGAGGGCCTGTCTCATTAATTCGCCGCAGGGTCGCCTCGGATGCTGGCTTATTCGGATCCAGTCTCTTTCTGGCTTGATCAATCTTTTCCTGAAGTTGCTTCTTTGTCTTTGGAAAGTTCTTGGCAAGCTCCTTAGCCGTGTGTCTGTCCATGGGCCTCGGATGGCGGCTTTCAAAGTCTGCTTGGCCCTTGCGCGGGTTAGCTTTAGACGATGTTTCCTTCATCGTCTTTGTCCCTTTAATTTTTGGGTTCTTTAATGCGCTGGGGGCTGAGGGCGTGTTCTTTTGAGCCTTGTTCGTCTTGACAGCCCGCTGCATCCAAGGAGATTTATTAACTCTCTCCACCCTTTTCCTTCCTTTTTGAAGGGCCTCCCACTGTCTATCTGTTAACCCTTTCGGCCTTGGCCGCCCAATGTCTGGCTTTTTTGGCGTAGGCCTGACTGTGGTTGCCTTCTTTCCCTTAACTATTGTCTGTTCCAAGTGAACGGGCTTGCCCTTGTCTGCGCCTTTAACAATCTCCTTTGCCTTGGCTGCTACTGTTCGTTTTGCAAACTTTGATTCAGGGGTGATCTTAATCGCATTCTTGGCAGCTTTCTCTATGCCTTTCCTGATGACCCTCTTCCCAACGACCTTGGCAATGGCGGGGATGCCAGCAGCAAGCTCAGCTATCTCAGCTGTTGTCTTGATTACTTTTGTTGCCTTCCTCTTTCTCTCGGTTTTCTTGATATACTTATCCCAATGCGCCCCCTCCTTGCGGAGTCCTTCCATCCGGGACACAAGCATCTTTCGCTTGTTGGCTCTTTTCTTGAGCTCAGCTATCTCAGCTGCCGTTTTCCTTGGTCTTGAGTAAAGGCTCGCATTTAGCGAGTAATCTCTTTTTTTCTCTGCCATGTCACTACTCCCTTCGGCGACTATGTACATCATGGGTTCTTTGTCCAGTCTATATGCGGCTTGGAATAAAAAAAACGCGGGGGTAATATCGCGGGGCTGTATGAGTGAACAGAATAACGGAGTCTGGTATCCAGACCTCAGCCCAAAACAATTTGAGATATTCAACTGCTACGGCAGGTATGTACTGGTTTCAGGCCCAAGATACGCCGCAAAAACTTGGGGTGTAATGCACAGGCTCGTGCGTCACGCATGGGAAACCCCAACCGCAAGGGTTGGCGTGTTCACCAATACGTTGAAAAACGCAAAAGTTGGCGTCTGGGACTTACTGTACGAGAAGATCGTACCCGAATGGACTGATAATCTGGAGGGTTGTGATGTCGCAATGCCAATGAAAATGGACGGAGCTACAAGAATGGAGCACTTCAAGATCACCAATATGCACGGAGGTGTGTCTGAATTCCAACTCCACTCCCTAAAAATTGAGGACGAAATAGCAACCAAAGTCAAAGGAACTGTGTTTTCATGCATATTTGTCAGCGAATTAACAAATTTCAGGGAAGATTATGTTTTCCGTTTCCCGAAGGGCCAGCTTCGAATGCCGGGTGTGCCATACGACAGCCATATGTGGATATCCGATACGAACCCGTGCGAAGATGAGGGGCAGGATTTCTGGGCCTACAAAATCTGGTACGAGGAAGCGAATCGCGACAACCACCCAAACCCAACCTACCAGAAGAACCTGCACCTGATAGAAACTCAGGTGTCCGACAACACCTTCCTAGACCCCAGAGAATTCGAGGATTTAAAGGCCACGTTCGCCCATGATCCAGACCTGTATGCCTCCTATGTGGAGGGTAAATGGGTGGAAACCTCAAAGGATTCCTTCTTCACAGGCGTATTCAACTCACGCCATGTTGGCGGCAACACTGAGGGGAGTTTTGAGGACTGGGACGTTTTGTTGCCCCAAGAAGACACGGATATCCTGTATACTGGCTGGGATTTGGGAGACAAGAACCACGCTGCAGTAATTATGGAGAAGGTTCTCACAACCTCTGGCCCGGCATTCAATATTCTGGACGAGCTTGTAATCATTGGGGAAGAAGTCTCAATTGAGGATTTCACCATTGCCTTTCAGGAAATGATGAGGGAATGGGAGGATGTAGCAGGCAAAAGGTTCCAATGGATAAACTGGTCGGATGCCAGCGCAGTTGACCGATTCAGATCTGCTGCAGGCACATGGGACGCAATGATCGTGTCACAGGTTACAGGTGGAGAGATTCAACTCAGCCCCTGTCCAAAGTTCGCGGAGTCCGTAAGATTGCGGGTAATGCTAACAAAACAGCTTTTACTGGAACATAAGCTAACTGTTAGCGTCAAGGCGGAAGCCCTGATACAGTCTCTCAAAGGCGGGCTGAAAAAAACAAAGGGCAGGAGCAAGAGGACTTATGTGCGCAACAACAAGCACAAGCACGTTTGGGACGCAGCCACATACTGCATACTGGGAGAGATGTTCCATGACATCCAGTTAGGCGGTGAAAGCCCATCATCCAAACTCCTTAGAATCTAAATCGTCCTCCTCGCCTTCCTCGCTAGTTGAGCCAGCCAGCATGTTGTTTATTGAACCCTTCGCGTAATCAGCCATTCCAACAGCTGTCAGCGCCCCGCCAAAAAAACGGAGACAGATGAAGTCGTCATCGTCCAGCTCGTCACTAGCAAACACGAGCAACGAGTGGCTGAAGTGTTCCCCAACCAATGTGGAAACTCTTTTGGCAACCGCTGTCTGGGTTTTATTCATCAGTAGTAAGGTTTCCAAGTCGGGTGATGCCCCCAGCTATCATTCCAAAACCAGCCCCAAGAATCCCAAGTTTTATTATTCCTCAGCCTCCTGTTCCACTCTCGGTTATATCTGCCTATGCCTCCCATAACCCCATACCACCTATGGCTGTTCGGGTCAGGGACTATCGCTCTAGCCCGCAACCATTGCAAGTCTCTGTTGTCAGGACTTACGATCTTGTCCTTGTTGGTGGTAGGGTCGGTGGCCTCGGCTGATATGTTTATTGTATCCTGCTCAAGCCACCTTCTAAACTCTGCGTGTGCATCCACAAAAGAGACTACAGAACCGTTATTGTGATATACCCCCGGCCAGTCTTGGGAGAAAAAGCTTTCTCCACCCTTAAGTGTCGGGGCCACCCGGAAGTTGCCAGCGTTAATAGACTGCGCTGGCATCTCAATAAACGTGAATAATTGGGAACTAGACGCCACATCTGCATAGGTGTGATGAACTTTATACTGATTGTCCTGCAACCAAGGCCAACCAGACCAACCCCCAACAAAGAGGTTCATGGAGTAGCTCCTCGGCCTAAGCTTTTTTGTTGCGTTAAACCAACCCGCTGAAGTGGATTTATCCCCGGGACACCTGAATATGTGCATTCCTGTGTAATCCTTCAGCGGTGACCAGAACAAAGGCCTTTCCGACTCACCCCACACTCCGTTCCCACTCATGCTGTCTGCCACCCAAGCCCACATCCCGGTAGGTTCGTTCCTCCAAGCCGAGGCATACGGGAACCTGTCTTCGTGATCCCCTGCAAACTCTGTAATGGCTATGTTAAGTTGGCGTTGGTTGTTAAGGCATTGCGCCTGCCAACCAGTTTGTTTAGCTGAACCAAGGGCGGGAAGCAGCAGGGCCGCAAGGATCGCAATGATGGCAATCACCACCAGCAACTCGATCAATGTGAAGCCCTTTTTCATATCCCATAACCATACTTAAGACCTTGCCTTTCTTAGCCTATAATACTGTTTTCCGTCTTCTCCCCTTATAATACCCTCGCCTTCTAATGGTTTCTTAATTGTGGGGTGGTTCTTTCTTTTCAGGAAGTGGCCAGACCGAAAAGCGGCAGCGTTCCGATCCATTCTCGGAGCTACACCAGTCTGTTCTTTCTTTGATTTCCTGTACTCATCATGATCCAAATACTCTACCGCTGCTGCTTTGAAATCTCCGCTATTCATTAGCTTCAAAGTCTTAGGACTCGCAGACAAGTCTCCTCTAAAAAACCCATCTACAATAGCATTCTGTGTAGATTCAGGCAGCTTATCGAAATTATTCACCTTCCTCTTTGCTAGTTTGATCTTGGATTGAACATCATGGTCAAACAATTGTTGCACCTGCCTGCTGTCTAAAGGCGCCTGACCAGACATAACTACGCTATAATTTTTACCAGCTATCCTTTTGAGAACAGGATCATTTCTGCCAACAAGATGCCCGATCCCGATGGTTAAGTTGCCTTTATGGTCTTTGTATGCATATCCCGGGCGACCCGTCTTACCCTTGCCTTCGCTATGAATAATATAATCATATAATGATTGGCCTTGTGCTGGCCTCGACCTTTTAAGCCTTGGGTCTGGCATTAGTAACCCTTCTTGTTTTTAACAGTTCCGCCCTTCTTCTTGGCGTACTTCTTCGCTTCTTCCTTTCCTTTCTTCGTGTAAGGAAACTTCTTTACCCCTTTCTTTGTTACAACTTTCGGCATGTCTATATCCATTCATCGGACTCGAGCAGCTCCAGTATTGTACCGTAGTTCTCAATGTCCTTCGCTGTATCCAGCATAGGCTCGTTTTCCGCTTCTGGCGACTCCTTGTTTTCCACTCGCTTCCATGTGAGGTTCATCAATCGCTGCACTTTATCGTTTAGCCGAAA